GCCGTTGTGAAATTGACTGTAGGTCTATTGGAGCCGTTCCCTAAACCTATTATGGTGATACCAGCCACGTCTAGAGCTAAACCTGCTGCAGCAGTGACCGTTTCAGTGTGTCCAGCCTTCACCATTATTATATCGGCGTTGTCCGCTTTTGTGCGACCGACCGCGTAGTCTAGAGTTGAAAAGGGTCGGTTGTGAGTACCATCATTGGAATTAGATCCTGCACCAGAATCAACCCAGTAGATATCTCCACCATAACCGTTGAGAATTGGCATACCTCTTATAGCTACACCAGAAGCGAACCCGTTAGGGTAATTAGATATTGGCATAATATTGCAACCTTTCTGCAATTAGGCGGGGTCTCCCCCAAACTCATTATTGAGCCGCTGAAAAGAAAGGTGGGGGGAAAACCCCCACCCATTTAATTAGGCACCGCTTGATGCGTAGACACCGCGAGGATCAGACCAACCAAAGCTGTAACGCTCTCTTGATTTGAATTTCATGGTATCGGACTCGAAGTCACCTTCATTCGAAGTGGTAACACCAAGACGCTCAAAGTATTTCAGAGAGTCTGGACAGTTATTCAAAATGAAGAATGCATCTGTATCAGACAGGAATGCATTGACCTCAACACCTTCGCTGAACATACCCATAGAGTTCAGTGCGTTCAGATCGTTGTCTGAAGTAGCAGGTCTTAACTGAGACTTCAGGATACGTTCTGCTACAAACTGTAGCTCAAAGGGTATTAACAACATTCGAGGTGTAATCGCGATTGGTAGACCACGATCATCGACGAAGTTGTTGACAGCAATAACAGCATTTTCAAGTGCAGTTTCCGACAAGTCTACTTGCGTAGAAAATGTATTGGAAAACGTACCGCCAGAAACAAGAGGATGAGAAGTGTTAGCCAAGCTGACACCGTCACCGCCTTTATAGCTGGATGAGAACGCATTGTTAAAGATGTTAGCGGCAGTCACCTGCTTGGTGTGTGCCATTGATCGAGCAAGTGCTTTCGTGTAACGAGTTGAAAGTTGCTCATAAAGGTTGTCTTCCATAGCTTCACTCGATACGGAAAAGCCAAGGGCCACGGTTTGGTGATTAAACCGAGAAGTCCATGCTTCCTGTGCTGTGTCGAATGTTACCGATGCACCTTCAGCTTTTGTTGGAGCCGCCCCAAAACCAGACAGTAGAACCTCTTCTTCAAACGCTCTGTCCGAAGAAACCTTCTCAAATAAACGCTCATGTTGGTTGTCGTACCTATCGTACTCCATTCCGAATAAAGCGTGTAGACCGGGCACCAAAGATTTGGCGTGGTCTGACCTTACTATTGCAGCCATTTAATCAGACCTCCCTATATGCCAGCTGTGAACTGTGCGAAGAACGATTCGTTCAGCGACACTTCCATCTGGACTTGGCTTCCAGCAGCGGAGCCATAATTGTTATCGGGAAGGGGAAGTTTTCTAATAACTTTCCACCCAGCTTGTGATGCAGAAGCATCTGATGTATCCAGCATGTAGCCAGATAAACCTGTTGATGTGCTTCCAGAACCAGCAACGTGATTGGCTGAAGTGCCAAGATCTGCTGATGTCAAGTAATCACCATCCGCATCGTCGTAGACTTTGTATGTGACCATTGGATCATCAATAACCAACGCAACAACATCTGTTGCACCAGAAACTGCACCGGGCCAATACCGTGAGAATACAACTTCACCATCGGACTTTTTGTAAGAAACACCTTGGAATACGCCGAGTATGACGTTACCAGCTGCTGCGACTTCTATTGTCCCAGCGGCAACAAACTTCACAGGATCACCTGAAAAGATTTCGGTGCTATAGTCTATCGCGATAGTGTATTCAGAAGTTCTGATTTCACCACCCGATAGATGACGCAAGGGTTGAAACCCATAAGCTGCCATTTTATCGCCTCCTTAGATTAAAAGAATAAGTGGCGATCTTTAAGTTCAGTCGTCGAACTGAACCCCTCGACCACCACCCGTCGAAACACGGGATCTTCGGTCAACGCTAATCGGCATAGTGGGGTGCTGTTCTTTAAATAAACTGTTATCTACGGCTGTTAATAAACGATCTGTTTTACCGTCTATATAGTCCCGTTTTGCAGAAATCTGCTCTTCAGTATTTTTCATAAGAATTAAATCACCCTGACCTACAACGCCAGCAAATCGACCTTCTTGGTGAACCGATCCCAAAAACTCTGGATGCTCTTCAAGTTTGACAGGCTCCCATCCTTCGCGGCGACGAACAGACAAGTTCTTGTCATCATCACTTCCAAGGATTGAAATCCTGACCCACCTGTAAACCAATCCGGGTTTTGCATTCGGTGCATCAAGTTGACTAGGCGGGACATAAACTGCCCGTTGGGTATTGGCGCGAGTCTTTACTTCGCGATCAGCGTGTTTAACGGTAGTATTCATATAACCTACTCCACGTAACGAGCGTAGTCTTTAGGAGAAACGCCCAATCGTTTACATACATCAAGCTGCGCTTGGGTGAGTTTGATCGTGCGTTTGTTGGAGCCTCTCGTCACTCCAGCAACTGGCGAAGTTTGCTGAGATCGTGACTTGGCCTGCCCAAATTTTTGCGGGAAGGCTTCTTTAAGCCGTCGATCTAATTCTTCGTAATACTCATCACTAGTTGTATCATATCCTTCGCTGTTTGTTAAGCGGTTGTGGATTGCATACGCCGATCCTGTTAGTATTTCGTCTTGCCCAAACCAATTGTTTCGCCGTGCCCACTCAACCGCCTTTGGTTCAGGTTGCGCTTGTTGCTGTGGTATGGGTTGTTGTTGTTGAAACTGTTGTTGCTGTGCTTGCGGTGGGGATTGACTAGCAGATTCCCAACGCTCTTGTTCCTGCCGCCTACGCTCAAAGTCAGAACTCTGGTTGTTCAACCTAGAGAGTTTATCCTGAACCTCAAACATCTTAGAAGTGTCGCCAGAATTATAAGCATCATCGTAGTCACGTTGCAGTGTCATCTTTTGCGCTTCGATAGCAGATTCACCCGACGTTAACGCATTGGCTTGTGCCGCATTATATGCCTGCTGTAGCTTAATAAGTCGCTCTTCAGCCGCCGCACTGCGTCGTTCAGCTTCATGTCGCTTGGCAACTTCCTGACTAATCCGTTTTTTTACACGGGAGCTATAATCTTCTGGTTCACCTTCAGTCGCTGGTTCTTGCGGCTTTGTTTCTACAGGTTGTTCCGCTGTGGATTCTACAGCGGCATCGTCTTCAATAACGACAACGCTTTCGTCTTCGACTGCTACTTCTTCTGCTACCTGTGTATCACTCATTGCAATGCGCTCCTGTCTTTAATAACCGCCTGTATTTCGTCATCGTTTAAAATGCGAACGGGGTTACCGTGAACGCGAAAGCGTATACCAGCATATTTAGAAAAAGTTACCGTGTCGCCGGGGTTTACCCAATCATCGAACTCTTCCATGTCTTCCCTGCTATAAGCAAGGTCACCTAGCGACACAACAGTACCTAAAACACATGTGCCCCTCGCAAGGTCCAGTGCCGAGTTAGGTAGCATGATGCCACCCTTGGTTATTTCTTCCTGTGGCTCATCTGCTACAAGCACCCGATAACCTGCAGGCGTTACCGCCGAGTCAATTGACTCAAGCGTTTCTTCACTAATCGTCTTCGTTTCCATCGCGCAGTTCCTCTACGATAGTTAGCACTCGATCAATCGCTGAAATTGCACCTGAGATACGAGTGTATTCATCCCAGTTGCTACAGCGCCCTTCTCCAGAATAAGCAACGTGTTCACTTCTCAGTTGATTAATCTGTTTTAATAAATATTCTTTATCCATCATCACCCCTTAAATGCATTGCGATGCACTCGCTGGCAAAAACGTCTAGAAATTTTGTACCAAGAACCAAGTCATCGACATTGATCTTTGTGGATGCGAGACTGATTTCACCGTTTTTAAAAAACACGACACCAAGAACGCACTTAATGTCAGGAGCATCTAGTTTTAGTTTTTCTCCTAGCCATGCGGCGTCTTTGTAAACCTGTTTTGGAAACGGTATTACTTTTTCCAGATCCACTTCTTTTTCGAACGGATCTTTTGATTTGCTTGGCATTATTATTCCTAGTAATCATCGTTTAGATGTACCTGTTGTCGCATATTTTGGGGTGGGATTACATGGAGTGCTTTGCTACAACAAACTCCATTAAACTGAAATAAAGTAAACAATCATACAAAATAGTAAAAAACACATAATCTGCGCTATCAATTTTTCTGACATGGTCACCTCATTGATTTAGTTCCTTTGCACTTCCACTTCTTCCTAGATAGGTTATTTGGAGAATTAGGATCACGGGCTTTCTTTGCTGACTTGCCGCCTTTGCGTAGCATGTCGCGCTTTATACCCGCTGATCTCGCACAGTAGCTCGAACCCTTAGACGTGCCGGGGCGAATACGATCTTTGCCATCCTTTGCTTTGCCGGATTGACCGTAGGATACCTTGCGCGTTCGCCCTGTTTTAGGGTTCTTGACCTTCTTGACAAACCGCTTACCTTTAGCAGGTGTTGCCATTACGCCGATATATCATCCAGTAATGCGAATACCTGCGCGTTGACAGTTGCGTCACCAGCACCACCATCGTCAGATGCAATACAGTGCAGGTTTGCGACAGTGACGTTTGGTAGTCTGCCAAACCACGTTTCAGATGCACCGATAAAAATACCATCAGCCAAATCGTGGGCAGCTGAACCGCCATCTATCGATAGCATAATACCATCTGCCGACGAATCATTTTTGACAAGCAAAAATTTAACAAGGTCACCACTGGCTACTGTTTCGGGTGCCGTTGTAGATGTTGTTGCGGCATTATTAATATAATGACCCGCTATTAAATCTGCACTGGAACTGTGGCTGATTGCCGTATGCTTGTAATACCACTTTTGTGTGGCATCGGCAGGCGCTACAGACATTGCACCTGTTAATGTTAAGGCAATATCATCAGGCAACATTGTTGCTGTGATAGATAGGGTTGCGTCATCAGCCATTTTCTAATCCTTTATTGGTTGTTACGAGACACATTCATGGCGGCAGCAGCTACGCGAGATCGTTGATCTGCCGCCTTAATCTGCGCGTCTAATATTTTTGATTCTGCTTCGAGTTCGCGATCTAGGTTTTGATCGTTTATTTCAGCCTGAAGTTCAGCTGCTTTCAATTCAACATCTGCCTTGGCTTTAAACGCCTTGACATCGCTGTCCTGTTTATCAATCGCCAGCTGTTGCATTGCCACCTGCATCTGCGGTGTCTGCATTGCCTGCTGGTTTTGCTGTGCCTGTTGTAATTGCATAGCCTGTTGCGCAAGTTGCTGACCAGCCAAAGCCTGCATTCTAGCAAGCTCGTTTTCCATAGCTGGATCAAGTTCCATATAATCTGACGGCGCTGTTGGTTTTAGTGGATTGTAATCTGGTGCATCAGGAAGCTGTTGCTGTATTGCCGCTTCTATCTGCTGTCTATATTGATGTGCAATGTGTTCGTTAATATGTGCATTCATCCGGGGTGCAAGCTGTTTAAACGTGTTCTGGTCACCCTGCATGGACATTAAAAACGCTTGATGCGTCTGGATATGGGCTTGATGATCTTGGTCTGCAAAAGCCTTCGCAGCTTTACCGTGCATAAACGCAAAGTTTTCAGTAGCGGGGTCAGCGCGTTGCGGACCGCGATCAGGCAACAAGATATCATCGATTTCATCCGTTCCTATTGTTTGATGCATTCTTCGCAGTGCGGCTGGAAGGTCATGCTGTTGCGGAAATTGTTGCGCAAGTTGCAACTGTGCCTGCGCTCTCATAATTCTCTGGGATTCACTAAAGATGTTTGGATCTGAAACAGGGATTACGTCTACCCTGCCGTCATAGTCTTCACGTCTTATGTCACCTGCCCCGTTGGTGTAGGCACCGAACTCACCATACTCATAGTTTAGCCGCGCCATTAATCTAAATTCATTACGCTGGGCACGGTGTAGTCGTCGATGGATTGTTGACATCAGACGCTGTCCAGCTTCCATCATCGCAACCACACTACCGACAGGTGTCTCCTTGGTATTTTGATCCCCTACTTGTAAATCTGTAGAAGCAGCAAGACGACGACCATTATCAACAATAGAACCCAGTAACATAGCGAGTGTTTGACTTGGTTCCTTTGTAGGTAGCGGTATAATTGATTTACGAATGTCATCCCCAACCCCGTCTATATCTCTAAATTCACCAAACGAAATGGGTTGATCCCCTGCGACCCGCATACCTCTGGCTTTAAATCCACCCGGCAAGTTTGCAAACTGACCAGCGTCAACAAGACTACGCAGTACCGCCGTTGCAGTACGCTGGAGATTACCGAGGACATGTACGAAGCCCAAACCATAGAAACCTAAACCGGGAAGAAAGCGGTATACCGTGAACCAATTTAATTTTTTGTAATCTGTATCGCCTTCCGCATAATTTCGGCGTATGGAAAGAACTTCGTTATTTGAATCAAGCACCGTGACAATATACGGCAGTGCTATTCCCGTTGGGTTACCTTCATTATCAAGATGCTCAAAGCCGGGTAGATCAAGATTGACGTGGAACTCCAGAACCCTGAACCGCTCCCCGTAACCCGTAAACGTCAGCCCTGTTATTTCACTGGCCTTTTCGTTTATCTGCCCACGGTCTAGATCAGCTGGTGTACCCAGATCAAAGTCACGGTATTCACCAGCAACTTGCATTTTACGGATGTCGTTGGCATCCATCGTCAGTGCATGGCAGTAACGCGAAGCAGTCATCAGGTCCGACGCTTCATTGTCTATTACAAAATCCTGTGCCCCGACAAAGCGTGATGTAATTCTATTAAGCGTCGCATCCCAGTAGGTTTTTTTGAAGCCAATACCCATGAGTGGCAACATGAACAACATGCGATCCATCTCATCAAAGTATTCTTCACATTCTTCTGTGACCTGATAGTTCATATGCTGCTCGACACGTTGTGCCTGCGCTATCACTGCTTCGTCACTGCCACCTATTATTTTAGTTTTGATCGGTCCATCCGCTGGACAAAGTTCTGCAACGGCACGGGCCTGAAACTGCAGACATGCTTCCAGCAACATTGGATGATGGGCACCACATGCACCTTCGAATGGCTCACTTACGTCTTCCAAGCGAATACCAAGAATGTCCATGCCCTCAACAAGAGCAGTTTCCCATTCTGCCCTGCTACTACGGTCTTCATCGTAGGCTTCAACGAGTTCAGACGCTAAAGCAGAAAGTTCGGTATCAACCAAATTGTCAGCAAGGTTCGCACCGTGTGGAACCATGAGTTCACTCGTTGAATAGTCACCGATAGATATCTCAGTTTCACCAGACTCAAGGTCTGTTTCAATTACAATTTCAGTTGAAATGTCCTGAGTGTTATCAACAACTAATTCGGGAGCAAGTAAGTCTAATGCCCGTTCAATAGCCATATATATAATTCCCTATTTAGTAGTGACAAGATAACATAAGTATAGTTAATCACCAATAGTACCGCTTACGCTTCTGGTATGTCTGGTCTTCTTCTTCATCAATCACATAATGCAGGAAATACCCTGTTTTCAGCCTGATAATCGCCTGCGTAAAGGCATCAACCATGTCTTTACGGCGACCATTGGGGAAGCTGCTGCACTGGTTTAAAAAATCGTCAGCCCAATATTTACCCTGTGGTAACCATATCTGTCCGTTCTCCACCATTGGCGCTACGGAATGGGCACGCGACACCTTGTCACGATCCGGCGAGTAGTCTGTTACGGGAATGCCAGTGCGACGTAAGTCCTGCAACAATGACTGCCCCGATGCTTTCTTTTCTATCAGAACGGAATCTGGTCTCCACTTTTTATAGAGTTCTAGCGCACGCTCACGTAGTTGAGGGTATTCAAGGCGCTCGTTTAAACAACTCAACAAGATTGCTTGGGGCACGCCTTCCCGCTCAAACACACCCCAAGTTTGAATTGCTGTAAAGTCTGCAGAACTCGACGCACTAAACGCTGTATCATAGGACTGCAGTAAATAATCGCACGGCGGTGGTTCCGCATCTTGCCAGACGCGCCACCAGTGACGCTTAAATATGTTACCGTCTTCTGCAGC